TACACTTATATCATCTTCTGTAATAGTAGAACCATTTATCTGTGTTTCATTACCTATTACTTCGTAATTACTAAATTCACTTATATTTATACGTCTTGGTTGATTTAAATTGTCAGTCCAAAACAATAAACCATCTATTATGTTAATACCTGTTACTAAATTATTTTTGGAAAAATTTAAAAAACCTTTTTCTGTATAAACAAATGCTATATCTACACTACCGTAGTTTTTATTTCTATAACTTATATTTTTAAAAACATAGTCATCGTCTTCTTTTAAAATGATAGTATTTTTTGGTACAGATATTTGTATGGAAGGAGTAGTTATTGATAAATCAAAATTGTTGTTTACAAGCGTTTCGCCGCCGGCATTTTGATTTATAGTATTACCTATAACCTGTTCTAAAGCTTGATCATATGATAATATTAATTCACCATCAGTTGATGATTTTATAGATAAATCTTTTATTGTTATGTTACTGTTTATTTTTTCATCTAACAATATTGGTTTAATTTCTTTTGTTTGTTCATCAAACTCATATATCGCATCCAACATATCTGACGTAACTAACCAATATAATTTATTGTTTTTAGTATCAGCAATACTACCTATTGTTTTAGCATTGATTAAACCTATATCACTAAGTTTTTCATTACCCAAAATATTTTCAACAGCACCAACGTCAGATCCTTCCGATGCAGAAACTTGTACATTTAAAGCGTCTATATATTCACCATTAGGTACAAGTCTATCATCAAGATCCTTATTCATCCGGCCTTGTGTAAACGTATGCTTGATTTCCGCCATTAGTGTTTAATTTGTTTTGATTTACCTCTCATTGTTTGAGTAAGGTCTTCTAAATTTATATTTGCAAGTCTAAGTTTAGCAGATCTCATTGCTGCTTTTTTTTCCTTTTTAAATCTGTTTATTTGATATTCAGGTATATTAGATTTTGCCGACATAATAGCTAGTGCTATAGATTTATACATCGCTTCTTCTGCAAACTTGTGTATTTTCATGTCGTCATCAATATTTAAACCATCTGACACGTATTTAATAATTATTATTTTATTTTTAACTCCGCTACTAAATGATATAACACCTCTTGGTTGATCTATTATAAAAGTGTCGTTTTTATTAGCATCCTGTGGGTTTAAACCAAATCTTTTCCCAAAATCTACATTATAACCATATCCTTCTTCTAAAAAAGCAATATCTGTTGAATCTTTTGCTTCAGTTTTTGCATTTTGATTTTTAAACCTTTTTGCGGCTTCAGATTCTTTACCTATTAACACGTTCCCTTGATCATCATACAGATAATTATAATCTTTATCTTGTAAATAAGGTACTGGTGCTGTAGTGTTATTGTTTGGTTTTAATGGCCTTTCTATACCGCTATCAGCTAAACACGTTACTCTAACATAGCTTACAAAATCATGAGGTAATGGTATTGACAAAGAAGGAGGTATTTCAACTTCTATTGATTTAACATTGTCTATTATATCGTAGCTTAATTCTTGCAATGTTCTTTGAGCATGGTAAGATATTTCTGTTCTTTTTGCAGATTTAATTATTTTGTCATCACCAACATATGATACTAAAAAATTACTAATTATATCATCTATTGTTGTAAATTGATAATATCCTTGATTTTTGCTATTATAATATTCTTTTGGTGTGTATTGTGCTAAAGCCATTTGTTAAGATTTTTCTTTTTGTACTTTTAACGTGTCTTTTTGTTCTGCAACTTGACTTACATCTGGTTGTTTTATAACTAAACCAGCATAACTTAATATTTTATATACTACTGTGGTTTCATCAGATTCGTGTATTTCAAAATCAGTTGCTGTTGATGAATCATATTTTGCTACATTATTTATTTCTACATAACCCCATACAACATCACTAGGTTTTTTTATGTAAGTGCATGATAAACTTGTTATTAAAGTAGGATATACAGTTAATTCTAATCCATTTCTTATATATACAGGTTTTTTAACATCAGGTTTAGTTAACTTTGATGCATTTATATGTAAAAAATCGTTCTGATCAATAGGATCAAGCTCTGTAGCATTATTATAATACACAGTTCCTAGCCTATATAAGTTTGTAGGTAATGCAAAAACAGAATTTGCTTTTGTGAGTGAAGATGTAGTTCTAAAAAGATTAATTTTTTCTTTTATATTATTTACAATATTAGCATATTCATTAGTTATTTCACCTGCTCTATTAAATTGACTTACATCGTAAAAATACTGCTCAAACACTTCTAACTGTGCTTGATTAGCTAATAAGTTATACTCTTGAGGTGTCATGTACCCTCTGTTTTCTTTATTAAGTATCGCTTGTACTCTTTGATAAACTGTATCTGCGCTAATCATATGCTTAATTTATTATAGTAATAAAGGCCACCTAAGTGACCTTTACACTATAGATGGTTTATTTTATTTTTTTTGTTATTGATTTATAAACCTGTACACCTTCGTCAGTTTTCAAAAATGCTGCAAATGCAGAATATGGGTTTTCTTCAAAAGGTACCGACATTAGCTTTTTATTGTTTTTAGCCCAATGAAAAGATTTTTGATCTCCTGCTAAATTTATAATACCAGCTTCTACCGCTTTAATTGCAAAATTTCTTAATTGAACATTATCATCTTGAACAAGATCCATAAATAAATAAGGGTCTTTTTTAGCAAATAATAATATATCTCTTTTAATCTCAGATGAAGTCATTTTAGAAACGCTAGAACCTTGCTCAACTCTTAATACAGCTTCTGCATGTTCTATATCTAATTCTTTCGCAAGATTTAACGCATTAATTTCTTTGTTTAAATCAACTAGTTCATCTTTTGCTTCCGCAACGTTATCTACTTCAAAATAAGTTTTATTTCTTTGCGGATGATACAAGCTTAATAATTTTTGCAATGCTTGATCAGTTTTAGGAACAAATAAAGATCCATCTTTAAACACTATGTGCTTAAGTGTGGCAAATCCATTTTGTTCGTCTCTAAAAGGAGAGTTTTGGTTACTTGCGTAACGTAATTCTCTATTTTCACCCTTTTCGTCGTCCCACCACATTAAAGGGTTTCTACTATGATGTTTTGATGCTAATGTAAACGTTATAGGTTCTTTTCCGCTTTTCAAAACATACGTTCTATCTCTGTGCTCCCAAGAAGGAGCTTTTTCTTTTTTTGTCATGATATAATATAATAAGATTAATAAAAATGAGTAAAAAGGCGCCCATACAGACGCCTTATACTCATACTAAAAATTACGACTGAGTAACAGACTTAAATAATACAAAGTTGTTAGCACCTTGTACACATAAACATCTTTCTGATAAGAAGTTTACGTTCATTTCGTCTTTTTCAGAAGTATAAACTCCACCTACAGAACCAGTGATCCAAGATTTCATCTTTCTATCATCTGCTTCAGAAGCTCTATATCTAATATGCAAGAAAGGTCTTTTAATATTTTTACCTAACTGTTGATCATATACAGTAGATGTACCAGCTGGCACCATTATACCGTCAATGTCTTCTGTTAGTCCTCTCGTAGCTGCATCATTTAGATATTTCCAGTCAGTTTTATAAAAGTCATAAGAACCTCTTCTAAAACCACTGAAACCTAGATTTAATGCCATATCTTCACTGTTATTGAATACACCGAAAGAAGAACCTCCAGCATAATGTGCATTAACAGCTCCTAACATATCATCAAACGCTAGCGCAGTGTTTCTTTGTAAGAAAAGCATGTTTTCTTCAATCGCTCCTTGCTTGTCAAGATTTTTAAGTATTTCATCAAAATCTTGAAGTGCAGTTCTATCAGCTCCTGAGTTAGAAAGTGTTGCTTCACCAGAATTAAAGTTCTGATAAATATTACCTCTTGACTCAACAGCAGCAAATAGACCTTCTGTACCTTTATATCCAGATCCAACAGCACCAGATCCTGACGCAGCTAATTCACCTTCAACAACAGACATTTCTAGGTAATCTTCAAATCTAAGTCTTGTTTCATGCTCAGATTTTAAATACCATAGATAACCAGAAGCACCATTTTCTGTAGTAACTTCAACCCAACCAATTTGCGCAGCATCAGATCCTGATATAGAATACTTATCTTTAATGATAATTGGTGAATTACTAAACTGCTGAAAACCAGCGTCAATAGATCCACTCATACCATCAGTACCTTTACCAAATTCTGAACCATAAACAAATACTTTAACAGTCACACCAGTACCAGTTGATAAACCAGCAGCATCAATAGTTGCACCACCATAAGCTTTTACTGTAAATGTATTAGCATCAGCAGCGGTAACAACAGCTTTAACAGTAACTAAACCTTCAGCAATTGCTACAGTTTGGCCAACTCTTACAGCGTGTCCGTTTTTAGTAATCACACCAGTTGAAGTGTTCGCTGACGCGTCACTATAAGCGATGTGTAATCTTCCTTGTTCTGACCAAATTACTTGATCTGACGCAGAAGGTATTTCAGCTCCTACCATTCGTAGAAAAGAAGATACAGATCTGTTACCATATCTTTCAACTTCTTTTTCATAAACGTCGGGTAAGAATTGTTGAGCGAACGTGCCGCCCCCTGAAGCACTATCAAATGTTAGATAGTTTCCAGCAAAAAGTGTTTTTGTAGGTGAAGGCGTTAATCCCGCAGGAAACGATCCACCCGTACTAAATAATCCCATTTTTTACGTTTTAAATTATTGTTTTATTTTAAATCTCAATTTTGAACTATCATCACCACTAACTGTTCTTACTTTAAATCCTGATGTTGTTTGCACTTCTTGATGCGAACCTCTTGGTGCCATGTCAATGTTTTTTGACTTTGCTAATTGTTCTTTTATAGCATCGGCACGTCCTTGCTCGTAAAAATGATTTGCAATAGAATCTGAATTCATAGCTGTAAACAATGCTTTGTGATAACCACCGACATCTTGCATTTCATTTTTATCGTTAGTAAACCTACTAACTAATGAATTTATATCTGATTGATTACTACGAACATCATTTGCATTTTTGACATTATATCTATACCTATTCTTACCCACTTTAAACTCAAAACCTTTGAATTTTTCGTTAAAATAATCATTAGTCTTTTTTTCAAATATAGATCTTTGATTGTCAGAAACTTTTTTTGATGACTCTTGTTCAGCTTTGTATCTATTATAAAACTCAACAGCTTCTCTTTGTTCGGGATTTAACTTGTTACTTAACTTAAGCTCCTCGTAATATTTATCCTTATTTTTGATCAAACTGTTTTTAGCTTCTGCAATAGATTCTTTCAAAGCTATTTTTTTACGTTTTACCGTTAATTCATCGTCCTCATCTTCGTTTATAGAATAATTATCTTCCATTTGGAAGCTAATTTCTTCATCATTAAGATGTGGTTTGTTTTGACGATAATACTCTCTTAAAATTTGCATATCGTCCATGGCGTCAAAATCTTTATTAAGATTAACATAATCTTGTATGTTTCCGCCTGTATCTTTCATAAAATCAACAAGTTTCTTTATATTCTCAGGTAACTCGTTAATCTCTTGTTTAATATTTACATCTTCTTCTTCTTGTTTAAGCTTTTCAGGTATATCTTTTATTTTGTCAACTAGTGTTTTTTCTTCTTCTTGAACATTTTCGTCTTCTTGTATAAGCTCAACTACTTGTTCTTCTTTTTCATTATTTTCTTCACTAGTAGACTGTGCTTTTGCGTCCACTTTTTCGTTAACTTCAGCTTGTTCACTTAGATTATCGTTTGTTGCTTCTTGTTCTTGAACAACATCTTCTTGTTTTTTATTTACCTTTCTTAAATCAACTTTAACAACATCATCTTCTTTTTCTAAATTAAGTTTGATGTCTTTTTTCTCCTGTACAACTTCTTTTTTATTGTCATTGTCAGTACTTACCTCTTCTTTTTTTTCAACGTTTTCGGTAGTCACGTTTTCTTGATTTTCTGTAACCTCTTCAGTTACGTTTTTTTCATCTGCCATAATAAAATATTATAAAATTAGTATAAAATTAGTATAAAATTATTTCGGTTCAAATTGTTCCATATTAAAACCGCTTCCCATGGTATCATTACCACTTGATTCAAACTCTTTTGTTTTACCGCCAGTTTGACGCTGCTCTATAAGTTGAGATTGTTGTGATGCTTGCATTTTAGTTCTTTCATCTTTTCTATCTTCCTTAAATTTTTCTTTTGCATCGATAGCACCTCTTTGTTTTTCTTGCATTTGCATATTTAAACTAAATTCATATGCCATAAGCTCTTTTTTAAGCTCTTTTTCAGTTTGTAATTTTTGTATTTCTAATTGTGCTTTTGTTTGTTCTAATTGCGTTTGTTGCTGTGTAATAGCTTGTTGTTTTTGTACTTCTGCTTGCGCTGCTACTTGTTGCGCTTGTGCATTAGCTTGTGATTGTGCTTGGATGTTTTGTTGTTGTGCTTGTTGATCTAACTGTTGTTTCTTTTTTCTACGCACTTTTAACAGTTGATTAGCTAATTTTAGATTTTTAACCTCTCTAATATCTATTGCATCTTCTAAATATATTTGGTCTTTAGCTAATGCTTGTTGTATATTGTTTTCAAGTCTAGCTTTTTCCTCTTCATCAGGAGATAACTCAATAAATATACCAAAGTCATGTAAATGCATGTTTTTAATATCTTGCAGTGTTCCTACATTATACCGACCAATGCTTGATATAAATGAATCTCTAGTTGGCGAAAATTCTAAAATATCAGATATTCTCAAGCTAATAGCTTCAGCTGTTTTTACAGTTAGATAAAGACTAGATTGTAATATATGTCTTGTAGCCGTATTACTATTTGCTGCAGCTAATTTTTGCACGCCAACTAATGCATTTTTATCAGGTGTGCTACCATCTCTAGCTTCATTTAAACCAGTTACATCTCTAATCATCTGCATATAATAATTATATGTCTGTATTAACGAGTTTATTTTATTATTACCACCATTTGAAGTTAATTCCGTAATAGGAACTTTACCCGGGTTCATATCACCCTCCATTGTAAGTGATCTACCTATAACAGAACCAGTTTGAAAAAACATATTTAATGCTTCTTGCGGATTGTAATTTGTTCCATTACCTAAATCTATTTCAGCTAAACCATCAGCATCTAAGTAAACACCATCAGGTATCATTCTTGATAAAACTTGTTGTAGTTTTAAATGAGTTAATTGTATCATATCAGCAAAACCTGTAACTCTGCTAACAAGTGATTCTATACGACCTTTATATATTCTAGGAGCTACAACGTTATAATTCATCATTACCTTTGTTGTATCTGCTTTAGGTCTTATCATATTTTTTGATAAACCCCATTTTAACATTTTATTTTGTCCTAACACATAAGCGCCGTCGTAAACAACTTCAACGGACCGTGATATTTTATCAAATAAAGTTCTAGCATCTTTTGGTGGATTAAACTGATCATTTTTTTCTATAACTTTAAGAGCTCCTGATGCGGTTTGTTTTACCTTATAAACTTCGTTGTTATAAGTTTTATAATTAAAATATAGTATTTGTATTGTGTTTTTATCTAATACACTATCTTCATTAACATATCTATTATGTGAAGCAGGCGTTTGTACACCTTGTTTAGTTAAATTACCAAGATCTTCATCTGTTAATTCAGGGAATTGTGTTTTTAGCTCATTTATTGTTACGCTTTTAATTTCACCTATATAATATATATCATCAAAATACGGTGAAAAAGTGTATGAATAAACTATATCAGCAGGATCCACGTATTCAACTTTGATACCTTGTGATTTATTAAAAGAATTTTTTACACAACCTATACCTATAGTTACTAAATCATAATTAACTCTTCTTTGTGTTAAATCATATTTATTGGTATTGAATACATTATTAATAGCTTGCTCTTCTGCTATCTCTATAGCTTGTTTATAGTCTATTTGCATGTGCAATGACAACTCTTCTTGACTTTCAGGTAATTTTTCAGGATCATGATTTCTTATATCAATACCTGTTTCATTGTTTATTTTTTCAGTAAGTTGTTTTGTTTGCATATCCATCATCATGGACTCAACATAATCAGTCCTTTCTTTAACGCTACTAGCGTCTTGTGAAAATGCTTTTACGTCGTATATTCTATCAGACATACCATTAACTACTATATCTACAAATTTTGGTATAATAGGTACAGGTTTCCAATCTAAATTTAAATATGATAAATCACCATTAATAGATAACTCATCTTTATATTTTTTTACTGATTGTTCACCTCTTGAGTATAATCTTAATCTATGATATTCATCTCTGTTTGAATAGAATCTTGTAGCACCTGAATCTCTTTTGAACCACTCATGTTCAATAGCCTTAGCCACTTCTAGGCCATATTCTATGGTTGCTTTCTCTTCATCAGAAGCTATTTGACTCGGAAATGAGGTTTTTTGTATTGTTTCAGCCATGCTATTTAATTATTTGCGAATGCATCCCTTTGTTATTAAATCTTTTTATTTTTAAATCTAATGATTTTGTTTCATATTTAGGTTTTGGATGATATAAATGTCTATTACAAGCCATAATTGCTAAACCTGAACTAATTGTAGCATCAAATTTAGTTCTTTTATTAATATCAAACCTTGCCCAATCATTTAATGTCTTATTAAAATAAATATTACCAGCACCTTGTTCGTTATAACCCACATACTTATCTATATATGTTTCTATAGCGGCAGCGTGTGCTTGTTTTATATCTTCAGACGTGTTTGGTATTCCACCTATTTCTTTTTCTGTAACAGATAATTTATTCCAAATTTTATCTGGTCTATTCATTGAATATCCCCTATATCCTCTTCTTTTTAAATAATATAACAATCTTGGTTTATTATTTTCTGCTAATATTGGCATACCAAAATACACAATTGCCATTAAAACATCTTCAAAAAATATTTCAGCAGTTTGTGGTCTTGCTATATATTCTAAAAAAAATGTATTAGGCGGCGCATCTTCCATGCTAAATTTTGTTAATCCGTGTAACGCACCTTTAGAGCCTACACCATCAACTGTACCTGATATATCGTATGAATCACAACCAAAAGCACCCATGTGTTCATTACCAGGAAATTTAATACCATTCTTTACTATTACATTGTTTTCTAAATTCTTAGGTGGCGTCCAACTTATCAAAAATCTACCACTATTGTTAGGTGTAAAATGTACCTTTGTGTCTTTTATACCATTATCCCAAGAAAAACTACCTTTAGTAAGTAAACCAGATCTCAAAGCATCTTCATTAAAATCTATCTGTTCGTATATTTTACTTAAATTAAATATACTATTTTTTGCTTCATCGCGAAAAGCATGTTCTTCTGTTCTTGGAAATTGCCTATAATACTCATTTAAAGCATCACTATCATTTTTTAAACCATCTACTTCATTTTCCCAAAATTCAATAACTCCTGTATCGATGTACTCGCCATCGTGGCTTTTTTTTGGTTTTCGCGGTGTGTCAAAGACAGGTAATCCATAAGAATCAATATATCCCTCGTAGTTCCATTCCATAGGTATGAACAAAGAATATAATCCCGAGCTAGTCTGTCCGTTGCGGTTTCTGCGAGTAACGTCTGAATCATCATATATTTTTTTAAAATTATCTCCTCCTTTATCTAATGCGTTTGATGTTGATCCCATCATACACTTACCTACAATTCTACTACCTAATCTTAATGTTGTTTTAGTAACACGCCAGTTATTTAATATATTATCTGGTCTTTCCCATTTACCAGATTCATCATGTACCAATAATTTTAACTTTTCACCATCATAACTATTATCACCAGTATTTTTCCAATCTATAGTTGTATCTAAACCTTCTATTACTTTACCTGAACTTACGTTGGTTATAGATTTTCTTGTTAGTTTTGATGCTGGTACCCTATATGCAAGTTCTGACTTTGGTCTATCCATACCATCTTGTATGGGTTTAAAGAAAAAAGGATAATTTACTGATATGGGTACTACTTTATCTGTAAACATTTTTTTAGCATCAGCTCCTGTTTTTGATAATACACCGAATCTAGCATCACTAGATATAGTGGCTTGATGAACTGTTTCTCCACTTGACATGAAGCTAAAGCCAGACCGTCTGTTTTTGAGGTAGCACATACCATAACATCTTTTATCTGCCTTGCAAGCTTCCCAGAATATATAGAATAATCTGTTTGCTTCCCTATAATCTGGTTTCCCAACATCAATCTTACTCCACTGCAAGTACATGTAATGAGAACCAGTGATATAAGTAGGATTACCTTTGTTGTAAAACCAATAACCTTTATTTCTTCTATCAAATTCTTCATCTATATAATCAAACCATTTATTTTTAAAATCTAATGGATATGTTTCCCAATCAAATATAGTTTTTATATTTTTTAATTCTTTTGGAACAGGTTTTACTTGCCAAGTGTCAACGCTTTTGTCAATATTTTTAGGAGCTTTAGGTAA